GATTCGGACTGTCCGAAAAATAGTTGAAAAAAGGTCTTGATAAACCGGAGCGGTTGGGTTTTGCTCTGCCTCGTCAACAACGACAACCAACCAAAAACCAACGACATGAAAACCAGCATCACCATCAACGGCGTCCGATTCCTCAAGCACGGTCTGAAAGATCCGGCCGGCAAGTATTATCCGGCGATGGTCTATCGCAGCAGCAAAGCGCACATCACCGGCTCCGACACGATCACGATTTACGCCAAGACCTACGACCGCGGGCTTCCGGTCGAGTTGAATCCCGACAACGACACTGATTCTTCAACCGATTACTTCGAGCGCGACTCCGTCACGTACCTGCAAGGCACGCCGCAGTTCGACCTCCTCGCGGCAATCGCCCGCTGACCCTCCTGAGCGCCTCGGCAACGGGGCGCTCTTTTTTTGAAAATAAGTCTTGTACAAGCTGACCGCTTAGGTTTTCTTCAACGCACGATGAACAACGACACCACCGCAACCGCCCTGAATCCGATTGAGTTGGTCTCAGAGGCGATCACCGACGTACCGGCAAGCGCCGGCACGATCCGAAACCGGATGCTGGCGAAATACCGCGGCACCTCGACTATGGCCGTGATCCTCCCGCTATCAGCGCAGGAAATAAACAAGGTCGCGGCCTCTCTTTCCTTCGTAATGGCGGCGCAAGTTTGGGGCATCTGCCGCCCGAGCGGTCGGGCACGAGACACCGCCAAGCTTTATGACGGCTGGGTGCGCCGCGCATCATGACCGCACCGACACCCGAACAAATTGCCGCCGTCCTGCGCCACCTCGGCCAGCGCGGCGGTCGCGTTAAGTCAGCCGCCAAGACAGCAGCCTGCCGTCGCAACGGAAAGCTCGGCGGGCGTCCGCCGAAGAACCCGAAACCGGAGGTGCCGGCATCGCCGGCATGATCGAGGCCGAGCAAACGCTCGCGGCGTTCCGGCTTCCGCGGCCGGACCGCTCGCCGATTTACGACTGGGCGCGCAAGCACGTCACGTTGCCCGAGTCCTACGCGACGCCCGGGCCATTCAACGCCCGGCTGACGCCTTGGCTCCTGCCGATCTTCGACGCGCTGCGCGATCCGCTGGTGCGGCGCGTTCACTTCCGCAAGGCCGTGCAGGTCGGCGGCACGCTCGTCGCGGATATCTGGGTTCCGTGGCTGATAGTCAACGATCCGGGTCCGATATCGTGGACGATGCAGACCGACGAAATGGTCGAGCGGCACGCGAAGTCGCGGCTGAACCCGCTACTCGAACGATGCCGGCCGGTCGCCCGGATGCTGCCTCGGCCGGGTCCGCAGCGCACGACGACCGAGACTTACTTCGGCGGATTCTTTCTGACGTGCAACGCGGCGAATCTCTCGACGCAGCAGTCGCAGTCGATCCGCTACAAGATCAACGACGAGATCTGGCTCCCGCGCTGGCAGGAGATTTACGGTCATGCCGTAGCCCGCGTCTCGAAGTTCGAGGAGGTCGGGCGCTCGAAGATCTACAACATCAGCCAAGCGCCGATCATGGACGCGGAGACCGGGAACGTGGAAGACACCAGCTTCCGCTCAGGTCACGCGGCCGAGTGGTCTGTCGAGTGCCCGGATTGCCGCGGCGTGCATCCGGCTGCGTTCGCGATCCGCGGCGACAAGGGCGCGATCGCCGGCGGCGTCGTCTGGGATCCGAAGGCGCGACGCGATGACGAGACGTGGGACGTCGCCCGCGTGCTCGAAACCGTGCGCTTCCGGTGTCCGCTTTGCCGGCATGAGAGCGACGACTCCGACGCGACTCGCGCAGCGTGGAAACGCTCCGGGCGCTACGTCGCGACGAACGCATCCGCGCCGGCGGATGTGCGCTCGTTTCGCGTCGAGGCTATTGTTTCGCGGCCGATGCGGCTTCTTGCGGAGGAGTGGGTCAACGCGTGCAACACGCTTGTCCGCGCCGGCGATGAAAACCCAACCGTCGAGTTTCGCACAAAGCGCGAGGCGCGGCCGTGGATCGTCGAGCGAAAGGTCGTCAACGTCTTCGCGCCGAAGTCCGGCTTCACGGTCGGAACCTACGCTGACGGCTCCGCGATCCCGGACGAGGTCATCCGGTTCCTCGCGATTGACCGGCAGCAAGATCATTGGTGGGCCGAGGTCGGCGCGTTCTCAACCGCGCAGGGTCCGCGCTATCGGCAACTCTGGTTCGGCCGCGTCGAGACCCGCGACCAGCTCCGCGAGTTGCAACTCCGATACCGCGTCGCGGATGGATGCGTTGCGCAGGATCGCGGCTACCGGCCGAGCGACGTTGACAAGGACTGCATGGATTTCGGCTGGCGAGGGATGCGGGGTTTTGCCCGCAAGACTTGGACGATGCGCGACGAGGCATCTGGCACGATGGTAAACTATCCGTTCAGCGACCCGCAGATCTCGGACTACCGCGGCGGCGACGTCTATTTTTACAACTGGTCCGGCGACTGGTTCAAAGACATCTTGAGCCTCGCGCTCGAAGGCAAGGGCGACCTCAAGTGGGAACTGCCCGAGGACGTTAATCCGATCTATCTCGAGCACATCAAAGGCGAGCACAAGGTCGAGATCCGGCCGGGCGTCTGGGAGTGGAAAGAGGTTAAGAGCAACGCGCCGAACCATGGCCTCGACACCTCGGCGATGATGCTTTGCATCGCGACGATTGCGGGCGTTCTTCGCTACACGCCCAAAGCAGACGCGGTGTAAGATTTTTACGCCATGCGCTAGGGCATGGCCCTCGATAATCCGTTCATCGGATTGGACTCCGGCACGCTAGCCACTCTCAAGACGGAGACGGTCGCGGCGATTCGTGCGTGCTTGCTTAATACAAGCTACTCGCTCAACGGAAAGAGCGTGACCCGCGCTGACCTCGGTCGGCTGAACGAGATGCTCGGGCAACTGCAAGCCGCAATCGACGACGCGAACGGCGACACCGATACGGTGACTTTTGTCAGCTTCAACGGTAACTAACTATGGACGCGCCGCCGTTTGATTTTCAGAAAGTAATCCAGAATCGGCCTTGGTTCGAGCGCGCCATCGAGACCGTAGCGCCGAGCTACGCGCTCAAGCGTCTGGAGGCGCGGATCCAGCGGGAGCTTTTTTCTTACAACGCGGCGGTGACGGATCGACTATATGCTCCGCGGCAATGGGGACAACCGAGCGAATCCACGCAGACCGTCCGCGACCGCATCGTGATGATGTGGGAGGCACGCGACCTCGTGGAGAATTTCCCGCAGGCTCGCGAGATCACGCGCAAGTTCTCGCTGTATTGCACGCCGCAAGAGTTCTCGGCGATGACCGGGGACCGGGCGTACAACAACATCGTCAACGAATACTTTCACGACTGGTGCAAGCGCGCCGACGTCAGTGGCCGGCACTCGTTCCGCAAGCTCGTGCAGATCGGGTGCGAAGAGCGGCCGGTTGACGGAGACTTCGGATTCATTCTGCGGCGGCTCGATGACGAGCTGAAGATCCAGATCGTGCCGGCGACGCGCATCGGCAACCCGAACGCGCTTACGGCGCAGCCGGTCAATTATTACCAAGGCGTGATCGTGGACGAGTACGGTCGCCCGGTCGCGTACCAGATTTACCGCGTCACCCGCGACGGAGTTTACTTCGACCCGGAGGAAGTGCCGGCCTCGAACTTCTGTCACTTCTTCGATCCGTTCCGCTCGGATCAGTTCCGCGGCGTCTCCGACTTCCATGCGTGCTCGCGCTCGGCGCGGATGCTGTACGCGATCCTCGAGGCCGAAAAGACCGGCGTGCGCTTTGCCGCGCAGCAGGCCGCGCTCGTGTTTTCGGACAAGGCCGCGGCTAACCCGCGGAATCTGTTTACGCCGAATCCGTCGATCACGCTGCCGAACGGGAACACGCAGAAAAACGAACTCTCCGAGGTCGGCATGATCCGCTACTTTGGCGCGGCGGATCGCATCGAGGTCATGCCGTCGCGTCCGTCGCAGGCGTTCTCCGGCTTCGTGCAACACCTCATGCACGAGATCGCAATCGGCATCGGGATCCCGCAGGGCGTGCTGTTCGGCACGCAGGACTTTAAGGGACCGAGCGTTCGCGCCGAGTTCGCCGCGGCTGATCGCGTGTTCGTCCGGCATCAAGGCGTCCTCGTGGACAAGGTGCTCGATCCGATAAAGAACGCGGTTATCCTCGACGCGATCGCCCGCGAGCAGATCCCGCCGCCGCCGCTCCAGACCGGCGAGACAATGGTGCAGGCGCTCAAGCGTGCGACCCGCGGCGAGTGGCGATTCCCGCCGAAGATCACGATCGACGTCGGTCGCGAGTCGTCGGCGAACATGAACGAAAACCGGCAGGGCGCGAAGTCGCTGCAAGAGATCGCGGCCGAGCAGGGCACCGACGCTTTCGGCCGGCTCGAGCAAATCGCGATGGAGGCGGCTTACGTCAAGGAGCTCGCGCAGAAGTACGAGATCCCGGAGACGGCGATCCGCATGACGACCCAGCAGTTGCCGGCAAACCCTTCGATGGCCGCGGCGCTCGGAACCGAGGTCACGCAGCAGTCGGTCGATGCGGTCAACGCGACGACCGGAAAAGGAACCGTGGACAACGCACCGGCGGACGTCGCCGAGGGCGCAACGCCCGACGCTCCCGTCGAGCAGGTCAACAATTCCGCCGATCTCATCACGATCAACTTCGCCGAGGACTCGTACGTCCCGAACGACCGCATGGCCGCGAACGCCCGCCGGGCGCTCGAGGTACGCGGCTCGAAGCCACCGTCGCAACGCGGCATGACCGCGGTCGGGCTCGCCCGCGCCCGCGACATCCAGAACAAAAAGCCGCTCTCCGAGGAGACCGTGCGCCGCATGAAGGCGTACTTCGACCGGCACGAGGTGGACAAGCAGGGCTCCACGTGGTCCGAGCAGGGCAAGGGCTGGCAGGCTTGGCAGGGCTGGGGC